ATGCCATATTATCTAACCCGGCAACAAATGTGAGTGACAGTAATCATGCAATAATATCTGCACAGGCTCATCTGTATGCAGAGGCATTGACTACTAAAATGTACATTGAAACTAACAAAGATACTAACAATTTAAAATAAAATACAAACAATGGAACTAAGAACACAAATAGTAACTCAGTTGGTTACTGCAATCCTCTTTGATGAGCAAAGAATGGATCACATTAAACAATACATCCATCCGGATACTCACAATAGACCTGACTGGGAATTAGCTGTTGAGTATGCCAACATAGTGGCAGATGAGATCATTGATAAAACAACACCTCCAATAGTATTTGAGGATTAAAAAGTAGTATAATTAAAACAAATAAAAATGTCAGAATCAACAATCAAAGGAGCTATCAAGCTCATCAACCCAATCAAGGTAATCTTAGATAAATTCTCAGTGAGAGAGTTCGTGGTAACAACACCGGATGCCAAGTATCCACAGGACATCCTGTTCCAAACAATCAATGATAAGATGGATGTCTTAGAGTCATTGGGTGTAGGTCAGCAAGTGGAAGTATCATACAATGTCAGAGGCAGGGAGTTCAATGGTAGGTATTACAATACTCTTGATGCATGGAAGGTGCAGGTCATTGGTGGGCAACCTGCTCAAACAACAAACAATGATGATGATGACCTCCCGTTCTAAGATAGTCTACATCAAAGATGATGAGACGTTCACTGACTCAGTGAGAGGTGAGCTCAGAGATAAACTATCCAGGAGATACAAGATAGTACATTTGGCAGAGGATGTGGGTGTTGATAAGTTTCAAATGTACAGGTTCATGTATGGTAAGGAGGTGACAGGTAAGTTCTATGATAAGGTGTTTAAATACTTGATGAAATGATAGAAGAGACACCATTCAAAGGATCACCATTACAAACTGAGATACGTAATGCTCAAGGTGATAAACTGCATACACTACGTATGTTGATAACAGTAGCAGTTAACAACAATCCAGAGTCATTGTTTTGGAATCAAGCATTTGAAATGATAAACAAAAAGAAATGATCTACCAAGGAGATGGGCAGCTAATACTGTCACAGGCTCATTAGAGATAGTGGTGTAATGTAACACGCCTTGGTTTTATAGTCAGGTGGCGGAATGACTACAAAGGGGAGCATAACAGCTCCCTTCATTATGTTGATAACTTTTATTAACTTAGCCAAGTGTTAATCATTGAACTGCATAGAAAACAGAAACCTTTTGCCATTACAGTAACTAATGAAACACATGGGCGGCTGTACTCAATACTGTTCAAAGATAGATACATTAGATGCCAAGAGCTTACACGATATGAGATCAGATGGTTTTGTGATAACATCAATCTGTTCAAGGTAACACATGAGACACCACATGGGAGGGTATATGAATACAGAAAGTTCAAGAGGTCAATCAGTAACTCAATGAGACATAATTTTTTAGTAAGAAATAAGATAATAAATGATAGATATATCTGACATTGATAAGGCAAAACTAATGGAGATCATCAACCTAATATCTGATATTGGATATGATTACATAAACAATCCAACAGATGCACTGAATTACACTAAGGCAATAAATCTTTTAAAATATGAACTCACAAGAGACTAAGAAAATCTACTCATTCAACTTTGACACCAAAACAGCTTACATCAATGATGAGCCATTGGGTGCAATTGTTGGCCATTCAGACACATCCATAAATGTTCTATGGGATGATGGCATTGAACAGGAGTTTAGGCTGTGGCAACCTGTTAAAAATTTCACTAACTTTGAGGCATGAGACATAAATTAAAGGTAGCATTAGGACTTACAATCCTTCCTGTGTTCACACTGTTATACTTTGCAGATAAGTTCGTTCTATGGTTTATGCCATGGAAGAGTTCAGACACTATTCAGAAGTGGATATATGACCCTAAGAAAGCAACTGAGAGCCTATTCAGAGTGATTGGTGCATTAGCTGTCTTTGGTTTATATCAGTTGGTAACAAATTTGTTTTAACTACAGCGAAACTACAGCGATATGCCAAACCCTGAAAACATAGAACCACATAAGATGCAAAAGGGCACTACATTAAATCCTAATGGCAGACCAAAAGGATCTAAAAACAGAAGTACAATAGCTAAGTATTGGCTATCAATGGAGCAGTCAATTAGCAATCCATTGACAGGTCAAAAAGAAACCATAAGTCAAGAGGATGCCATGACATTAGCCTTGATTAAAAAAGCACGTGAAGGTGATACCAATGCATACAAAGCACTCATGGATAGTGGCTATGGTGCACCTGTTCAACAGGTAGAGCAGACACAAACCAATGTGGACCTCACAGGGTTATCAACAGATGAGATAAAATTACTACTCAAAGGTGAATGACACACAAAAAGCAATTAGGAACTTATTATATCTCGAGCTTTGCAGGAGGGAATTTTGGGAGTTTTGTCAGTACTATGACCCGGCATTCTTTGAAAGTAGAGTATTTCTCCACAGTGTCGCACAGTCATTTCAAGATTTAGAGGAGGGTATTATTAGATCACTCAGTGTATCTATGCCTCCAAGGGCAGGTAAGTCCTATATCAGTTCACTGTTTTGTGCCTGGACCATTGGCAGGAACCCTGCAAGGTCAGTGATGAGAAACGCATGTACTGCCACATTATACCTTAAGTTCAGCTATGATGTTAGGAACATTGTAAAGAGTGATAAGTTCAAACAGGTGTTCCCATCTGTTCAGCTGAGTGATGACAAGGCTAACCTTCAAGGTTGGAACACCAATCATGCTAAGCAGGTCAGTTACTTTGGTGCAGGTGTTGGGGGTACTATCATTGGATTTGGAGCTGACAATATAGCAGTAACAGATGACCTTTACACAGGATTAGAGCAGGCCTTATCAGATACTCAGAATGAGAGGATCATTCAATGGAAGGAGGCAACACATGACTCAAGGTTTGAATCTGGATGCAAGAGGATTGACATTGGCACACGTTGGTCACTAAATGATGTGATAGGCAGGCAAATGAATGATGGCATCTATGACAGATCCATTGTGATACCTGCATTGATAGATGGTAAGTCATTTTGTGAATCAGTCATGACTACAGATGAGTACTTGACTAAGAAGAAACGTACTGAGCCATCCATTTGGGAGGCTGAATACATGCAGAGTCCTGTTGACATTCAAGGTAGGTTATTCAATGACCTTAAGACCATGCAGTTAACTGAGTTCAATTCAATCAAAGGTACATTACAGGGGTGCATTGCTTACTGTGATGTGGCTGACCAGGGTGCAGATTTCACAGCATTTGCCATATTAGCAGTGGCAGGTAATGAGTTCTATCTCGTTGACTATGTGTTCAACAAGTCCAATACAGATGTGACCATGCCACTCATTGCAGCTAAGCTCAATCAATGGAACGTGACCTATTGCAGGGTAGAATCCAACAGCATGGGTGCCATGTTTGCAAGAGGATTGCAGAAACAAACTACCACAAAGATATTACCTGTCCACAACTCAGTGAATAAGATAACAAGGATCATAATGCAATCTGTTTGGATACAACAAAGGATTACATTTGTCAATAATGGCACACCAGAGAGTGAGTTATTCATTCAGAATGTACTGCATTTCAGTAAGGAGGGCAAAAATAAGAATGATGATGCACCGGATTGCCTTGCAGGGTTAGCTATCTTTGCTCAATCCATGTTCAGACAGTTAGCTTAATCAGACCCCCTTTTTGGTATGTAATTATTTATTATATTTGCCAAAACATTATTAAATGGCATTTGATTTCATTAGTGCATTTGTTGATAATTATGCCAATACAGACCGGTATCGTAACTTAACAAGGCAAATCTTCCCACCTGCAATACAGATATGGGGAAAAAAAGAGGCTGTTTGGTTAGATACAGGTGATGCATGGAGGCTGTTCATAGATATTCCTGAGTTAAGGAGTGTTGTAAACAAACGAGCCACAATGATGAGTACTAACATACCAACTTTATATGATAAGGATGGTAACTTAGTCACTGACCATTGGATAAATGACCTAATCAACAAGCCTAATGGGGTGCAGTCATGGTCAGATGTAGTCTATTCAATGAGTGTACAGGATGCATTATATTCAAATGTGGTTGCTTACTGCCCATTGAGATCATTTGGTGTTAGGAATCTAATCATAACACTACCAAATAACAAGATAAGAATCAATCTGAGTGGTAAAAAGTTGAAACAAATGGAGGCAAATGACCTCATTACTTCATTTCAGTTCACTTATGATGATGGATCAAAGGAGATAATTGAACTACAGGACTCAGTTTACCTCACAACAGCGGATGGTATGAACATAGTTAGGCCTATCTCAAGGATAGACTCATTGAGATTACCTCTATCTAACATCATGGCCAGCTATAACAAGCGTAATGTATTACTTGAGAACCTTGGAGCCATTGGTATCCTGTCTGCTCATAGTAATGACATGGGAGGAGCTATCCCAATGACACCAGAGGAGCGGCAAAAGATACAAAAAGATTGGTATAGAAGGCAAAAAGATGAGTTAATAATCACTGAATCCAATGTAAATTGGCAGCCAATGAGTTATCCAACAAGGGATCTCATGTTATTTGAGGAGCTTACAGAGGATAAGTTGGCCATCATTGATGCATTTGGATTGAATTACAACCTATTCTCAAGTGAGAAAGGTGCGACATTCAGCAATGTAAGAGACTCAATCCGGATGTGTTACACTGATACAATCATTCCTGAGACACAACAAATCTATAACTCAATGATTTCTCAATGGGGATTGCAAGGTCAGTACTATCTACAGGCTAATTTTGACCACTTACCAATCTTACAGGATGATGAGAATCAGAAAGCAACTGCAGAGAAAACCAAAGTAGATACTTACAGTGTCATGCTTAGGGATGGGGTGATTACTCAGCAACAATATGCAGAGGAGTTCGATATTGAGTTACAGAAACAGGACAAAACAGAATCACAGGCGGCTGCATTAGCACAGGCACAAACCAACCTCAAAGGAACTGTGGGAGGATTAGATGGAATCATCTCACTTAACGATGCAGTAAGTCAAGGACAAATGGACAGACAAACAGCTGTGAACACGTTAATAAATTACTATGGTTATGACAGTATCACAGCCAATTCAATGATAACTAATCCACAAAACGGATAGTAAATATAGATTATGAAAAACAAAGGATACCAAACTAAACAAAGTCTTGAAATAAAAGACATGGACAGCACTACAAGGACAGTAGCTGTTTACTTAGCAAAGTTTGATAACATTGACTCAGATTTGGACATGATTGTTCAAGGTGCGTTTAAAAAATCTATTCAGGAAAGAGGACCTGAAAGTCCATCAAACAGAAAAATAGCATTTCTAAGACACCATGATTGGATGTGGCAAATTGGTAAGTTCACTAAGTTGGAAGAAGATGCTAATGGTCTTTTAGCTTATGGTCAATTAGGCACATCAACTCAGGGTGAAGATGCATGGAGAGATTATGAGGATAGCATTATTCGAGAGCATTCAATAGGCTTTCAATACATTGGAGATAAAACTAAATGGATTGAAGATGTCACTCAACCAATGGGTGGATATTGGATGATTAGTGAGGTCAAACTTTGGGAGGGTTCAGCTGTAACATTTGGAGCTAATGACTTGACCAATGTAGTTGAGGTTATGAAAAGCGAGGATAAGATATCTGAAATAGATAAAACAAGTGATGAGCTCAATACAGTTATCAAAGCTATTGCAAATGGAAAGGGAACAGATGAAAGGCTGTATCAATTAGAAATGAAAGCAAATGTCCTATCTGCTAAATTAAAGTTACTTGCATCCGTTGAGCCGTTCAAAAAAGGACATTCAACAGATAGTAAGCCAGCTAATCAGTTTGATTGGAATACTGTGCTCATGAATATAAAATAAATTGTTAAACTAAATTCTAAAAAAAAAAATGGCAGAATTAACACCAGATCAAGTGATTGAGAAAATCAATGGAATGATCACAGAAAAAATGGGAGCAGTTCCCACAAAAGAAGAAGTTGAAGGTTTAAAATCTCAACTTGAGGAGTTCAAAAAATTAGATGAAAAGAACTCTGAAATGGAAAAAGCTATTGCAAAGATGGAAGGTCGCATTGAGGCTATGTCTGAGAAGGCAGTTGATGCACCAAAATCTCAAGGAGCTAAGACTATCAAAGAGGCATTAGTTAAAACTTACACTGATAATGTTAAGGCTATCTCTGACTCAATCGAGAAAGG